CATCATAGACCGGTTAGTAATGCTAGCACCAAACAAGAACATAAGACGTGCCAAGACGTCTTGAGTTTCGGTCGGAGTAACTGTTCCAATACTGTTGTCAAGAACGTCAGCAGTAAAAGCCATCCAGTCACCAACAGAACCTAACCACTCATAGCTGTACCAATTACCATCATCACCTTGAATAGATTTAGGTTGCCACTTATTTTGACGACGGAATTTTTGACGTGTCTTATCATAGTGACCATTGCCATGAAGCCTGCCTTTCATCCAAAGACCAACAGCAGACATAACAGCAGCAGCACCTATCATTTTGCGTCCTTGTAGCTCACGTTGCAATCCTTTAAATTCTTCTGGAGTCGGTTTCAAACCGCGTGGCAGCATGATCTCATTTAACTCATCTTGAGTAAACCCACGCATAGGTACGTTTTCTACAAGTTTAGAGTAATCATCCAAGAAGCTGTTAACACCAGGAATAGGATTAAGATCACCAAACCTAGCAACAACGTTTGCAGATGTTTTAGGGAAGAAGATAAACGGTTTCAAGAATGTAAACCGATTAAGAAGATTGGTAAAACTGCGAACGTTTGGAGTATCTAAGTTAAGTGCAATCTCAGCGTTTGCATAATCAACCCAGTCATTTCTAATCAAACCAGTTTCATCAAACATCTGTTTATAGATGTCTTCTTCTAGCGCCCTAAGTTCCTTCCGTGTCATGGTTTTATTGCCAGCAATAAACTGGTCGTAACCAAGCATACGTGCACGGCTGTTTGCCATGACAGCTCGGCTAAAACCGTCCATTGCAGTCAAGCCATTAGGACCAAGTCGAAGCAAAGGGTTGTCACCGATTTCAATCAAACCTTCAGCCATGTCTACCAAAAACTGAGGTCCATCCTCTCCGCGTTTAGAGGCTGCTTTTGCAAACTCTTGAGCAATTCGCAACTGGTTTTTGTTAGCGGTTGCCAGATCTTCACGCACAATGTACGACACGGAAGATGGGTCCTTAGATGCCATGGTGAACACCTTAGCCATGTGTTTAGTACCCTTCATAAAAGAGTCCATAACAGCAGAGTAAGTATGCCAACCACGACGGAACTCAGCTAGATCACCGTGACGCAGTGCGCCACCCATGTGAGCAACAGGTTTAATCAACATACCGCCGGTGTTACCGGTCACACCTTTAAGAATAGTGCCTCCGGCAGACAACATAGAGTTATAGATTGTACCCATAAGTCCCCTGTAAAGCATGTTAGGGATCTCAGGAGCGTCATCATAAATAGCTTTCTGGATACGTGGCAGACTGTGTTCAATAAACCTGTTAAGTTTAGCCATGCTGTTGATGTCTCCATCAGACAGTTCCCAGGCCAAAGCCAGTGGTTTCATGAACTCAGGACGTTCTACCATAACTTCCCGAAGGTTTTCTGCAAACACAGCAGCCCGCTCAGCAGCTTCTTTTTTAATCTGGTCAGCACTAAGTTCAGCAGCTTCTGCAGCAGCTTGGATGCTTGCTGCGGCTTTAGGGTTACGTTTGTAGGTGTTAAGAAGGTTAAGTGACTGACCTCGGATCTTACTGCCAATACCAGTCTCTGTCATCAGATACGTGACACGATCAATAATCTGATCGTAAGCACGGTACATAGCTTCTGTATCATCCATCATCCTAGCACCTGTAGCCAAGTCAGAAACTTGTCCACCGATAGAGGTTTGGAAATATGCAGATGCTTTAAGTTGATCAAGGTTAACCAGTTTGTCTAGATAACCTTTAGTAGCCTTGATAGCTGCGTTGTAGCCAACGTCATTAAGGTTAGGAATGACTTCACTGCCACGGGTCTTGATGTCTTGGAACTGACTAAGCATAGATTTAAGCCAGCCAGGATCAGCCATGGGATCCATCAGATATTCAGCAAGCCGTGTACCGGCTTCGTCAATCTGCTTGAAGGTAACAGTAACACCATTAGGAATCAAGGCGTCATATTTACCAGAGTTACGGATCTCATCTTTAATCATCTCTACAATCACACGTTTCTCTAGCTGAGAAGCTTCGAGACCGTACTTAAGAGCAGACTCACTGACAATACTGCCAAGCCTACCCTGTGATGTACCGATGTTACCGTTGATGCGTACAAGGTCCACAGAAGCCCCTACAACACCCATGTCATCGACGGTGCGGACGCCTTGCTCAATATCATCGAACACGTCGTGTACGCCGACTGTAGGCTTGTCTGGGTTAGGATTCCTAGAAAGCTCTAGTTCACCTACTTCATTTAGTGCTTCTTCTTGACGCTGTACGCCTGCAGCAATGTTGTCTTGAATATCAAGATCATCGCCTTTTTTCAGTGTACGCTCGTATGCTCTTTGTGCAGAGTCAGATTCAAACACATACTCAGTAACGTTACGTGTACCACGGATACCACGGTACAACTTGATAAGACCTTCTGCAACGTTACCAACCATACCAAGGCCGATACCTTCGTTGGTGTTTTTAATCTTTTTTACGTCAGGACTATCAGCATCAGTAGTAGCCCAGTCAGATGGGTACCACTGATAAGTCTTAGGCCAGGTCTTTTTAACCCAGCCCATAAGGTTGTCATTGACTTCGTTCTGCTCAACAACAGAGTCAACCAAAGCACCAGCACCGACATCAACGCCTGCGGTTCCAATCCATTGAACAGCTTTTGACTGACCCAACGGGTGTGCAACAGTTTTATTTAGCGCCTGTCCACCTTTAATTCCAGCGCCTCTCAACGCTACAAAAGGCGCAACAACAGCAAACAATTCACGAATACCTTGGAAGGCTTCGTTTTCATACCTCGGTGCTTTACGAAAATTTACACCAGGAATCTTGTTAGCAAAGTCAACAAACGTATCGTTAATGCCTGCACCTGGTGCTGTAAGCGCATCCATAGCGGTATCGAGAAAACCAACACTAGGGTTAATTTCTCGATCAACATCCAGCATTTGCTCAAAATAACCAGGACGGGTAGTTTCAGGTGTTTCTTCTTTAACAGTTTCTTCTACCACATCTTGAGGTGCTGGTGAAGGTTCTGTTTTTTCTTCTTCTTCAGACTCAGGACCGTCTAAAAGATCGGTAATTGCCGCTTCAATTTCTGTGTCTTTTACTTCCTTTAGGGGATCAAAGTCCATCAGCGTCCCCTCCTAAGAAGTTTAAATGTCATAGCCCTTGCCTCTTGATCTCTCAAAAGCACCTCTTCGTCGTTTCCGAATCCAGCAGCTTCAAGTTTACCGGTTTGAGGGTTGATAAAGGCATTAGCTCGCGCTTTGCCGATAGATTGCATAGTTAGTCCTTGCCGCAGCAGTTCTGGGAATTGTTTAATAAAATCAGGCACAGCTAAAGGAGCCTGTACTTCTAGATCAGCGATGTTAAACATCAACGCTTCATACGCTTCAGTACCTTCTTGTACACCTAATTGATTTAATTGAGGTGCATATTTAGCTTCAAGATCTTGAAATTTTTTATTCCAAATAACATCGGATTCTTCACCAGTACCTTCAAAACCACCATGACTTACACTGCCTACGTTTCTCCTGCCTTGTGCAACGCCGGATACAGCAGGGTCAATGTGTCCATCAAAGTTTCCAGTGTAACCTCCAGAGGAAGTACGGTTGCCTTCGTTAATACCAACAGTTACCAAGAATCGATGCTGGTTTGGTTTAGCATCAGGAAACTCAGGTTGTGTAAACTGTGCTGATGTTTCTACAGGTGCTTCTACAGGCGGCGGTGGGAACCCAGGACGTCGTGGTGCATTAGAAGTAAGTACAACACTACGTACGTTAAAATGGTTGTTAGACCGCAAGGCATCAATGTATCTACGTTCCTTTGCAGTAAGTGAGGTTTGCCGTTCAAACACTTCTTTTGTAGTTTTCATGGGAATACCGTAGCCATCAGCAACAGCTCTCAGCATGTCAACTCCATTATCGTAACCAAGTCGCTCAGCGGCTCCTCGGAATTGAGCTGGCACTTCTCCAGTTGAATCAAATCTTGCGACAGCTTTTTGAGCTACTGCTTCAGAAGCAAATGCACTGATGTTTTCAGTAACAGCTGTCTTCAGATCTTTCCCACGTACAGCATCGACAATCCTAGCCACGCGGTTGTCATAAGCATACTGAGCTGAATCTTTGTTAGGGTTTTCGATCGCTTCACGGAATCTGAAAAATTCACCACTGTCGTTTTTTTCATATCTATGGTTAGAACCACGTTTAATCTGTTTTGTAAAGTCACTGGTTGCTTGCGAAAGCTCTTTAACAAAAGCATCGTCATAGCTTACACCAGGAATTTCAGCAGCGATTGCAGCTCTTGTTTCTGCATTTTCAATGATCTCAGCAACAATCGTACCCAAATCACCACCAATGGTACCATCAAGATCTACAGGAGCGTTAGCAGCATCAGCAATAGCTCTTGAATACCGTTTTCTTGCTGCAAAAGAAGCGGTACTCATACGTGTTTCTTCATTCTTTTTTGCATCATTGTAGAACTCTTGACGCAACGTAGGGTTCAGAAGAAGCTCATGAGAAGTAGTAAGTGTACCAGCTTTAAGCATGTTTTTCAAAGTTTCACGGCCTTGAGCTAAAGCCCTGCCAGACAAAGAATGGTATTTTTGAGCTGTTACAAGAGCAGGGATACCTACATCATCTTCAGACAAACCGTTCTGCAATGCAACGTCTCTGCTATACTTAATCTGATCTTCAAAGGCAGAGTCACCCATACCTTCACCGTTAATGGCTTCAGTAACAAATGCACCATTATCCATCGTCATTTCGATTTTAACGGAACGTTGTTTATCTTGGAAGTAACCATCACGAGCGTCACGAACCTTGTTAGCGTATGCGTCAAACTCGGATTCATACTGTTTTCCCAAAGGTTTACCAGTATGGCTAGGTACTTGTTTTAAGGCTTCCCAAGCAGTTGTATCACCCGTAGCTTCTACATTGTTGTAGATAGCTGATTGAATCATGTGACGTGCTCCAGCCAATCCAACCAATTTACCTTCTTTATCTACAGTTGCAGCAACTTCCTTTACATACGAATTGTAGTTAGTTAAAACACCGTTTTTAAGATCCGTCAAAGCAGATGAAAAAACGTTAGCTCTAATGTTTTGACCTTGGTTAATGTTGTACTGTTTTGTGTATGCGTCGTTAATTTTCTTCATGTTGCTAGCTCGTTTTTCAAAGCCACCGCTAGCAGCACGTACCTCTTGACTCAAAACAGCAATATAAGGAACTGTTTCAAACGCACGGTCAAGCTCAGAAACCACTTGACGACGTTCGTACGGAGTAAGAGTTTTGTCGTTAATTTTTACAGTACGGATGTTACCGTTTCTGTCTGTAACAACAGTTTCAGTTTCGTTAAAATCTAACTGCTCTTGAATGTAAGCACCATGCTGTGCATCCATAGCATACTTATACAGTAGCTTTGAGATGCGAGTGTATCCATGACCAGAAAAATTGTTACGGATGTATTCAGTCAAGTCAAAGTCTGCACCAGCTTGTGCGGCTTCAAACGCAGCTTCTGCAGCAAGTTCACCTTGAGCATCGACAGCTTTAACAGGTGCAGTCAAGGCATCTCGATCAAGCTTGCCTTCCTGATACAAGTTAAAGAACTCTTGGTTAGCACGGCTTTCTTGAAACTGTTTGTTGATCTCTGCAGCTTTTAAAGTAAGATCAATTCCAGTTTCAGTCAGCTTCATCAGATCCTGGAATCCCTGATATTCTTCAGCTAGTTGACCAAGGCCACCTTTCTCGAAGTTTTTGAAGCTTTCTTGGATGGCACTGAGGTGTTGATTTGCGTAAGGATTGGGATCAGGAATCTTAGTTGGGTCGAACTTAAGACTTTGTGCTGATCCCTGAAATTGAAAAGGAGTAATTTCAGGTAGTTTCATTTAGTGTCCCGTAGGATTAGTCATCAAAAAAATTCATACCAGCAGTTAAAGGTTTGATACCGAAATTGCCTTTGCCGGTTCCTAAATCTTTACCTGGTGGTTTTGAAAAGTCAAACATCTTATCTGCTTGGAAGGCCGTAGACAATCCTTGAGATAAGGCTGAACCGATTTGAAGGAAGGCGTTACCTCCTCCTCCTCTGTATTGTTGTTGCGCCATTACAGGCATAGGTCCACCGTCTTGCATAAAAGCCGTAGCTTGTACGTTGGCAGCAGACAAAGAGCCTGAAACAGCATCCATGTTACGTACGTTTTGACGCTGTGCACTAGCCACAGTTTCAGCAAAGCGAGCCTGGTTCCTACCGTACTCACCAAGAATCTTAATGGCTTTAGCACGTTCTGCGCTTTTACCATAAGTCTCTGAAGCTGCACCGTAGCCTTCGGCTTGCATAAGTTGATTTAGCATACCTTCTTTTGCAAAGGCAAACGCCATCAACTGTTCGTTAAACTTAGAGTGCTCTGCTTGGAAGGTAGCGTTAGCAGCAGCAAAGTTTTCTCTAATCTGTTGTCCAGAACGTGTTACCTGCCGCTCATACTGGCGGTCTCTGGCATCGTTCATGATCCGGGTTTTTTCCCGGTTCATTGTGTTGCTGTATGCAACTTTTGCAGCCTGTTCAGCAGCCGCACTACGTCCTCCAAAGAAAGACGTAGCGAACTTCATGACACCTAGGCCAGCGCTAAGATAATCCATAAATTTAGTAAGGTTTCGTCCAGTAAAACTCTTTCAGCTTTTCGTTAACAAACCAGTCAGGGTGCCAGCGCCTCCATCTGGAGAACGTTTTCCATTGTTTTTCAGGGAAGGCACTTGTACAATCAATGACGATTGTATCACCTGAAGGTATAGACCACCGTAATCTGAGGACCTCACTAAAACCACGTGTGATGGTTTTGAAGCCCTCAGTTCCAGTCATCTTTCTATGCAAGCTGCGGTAGCGTTTATTACGTCTACCGTGGTACCAGTCGTTAAGTTGTCTGCGTGATTTACCGACAGCAAACCCTACGTTCCAGACCACACCAATGCCTTCCTCCCTATCCCAAGGTTCAATAAACACTTTACATAAGTGCTTACCTATCCTGATGGTAGACGAAAGAGTACGTCGGCGTGGTCTGTAAGTCATGATCGGCGGTAGAATCGACGGTTGTAGTTACCTTCCCAAACAATGTTTAGAAGGCTTACTGGGAATGGAGTGTCCCCAACAATTTTAATAGTTAGGTTTTCGTTACGTTGATAGATCGGTACATCATGCGTAGCAGATGCAGACAAGTTTACGTTATTCAATACATAGGTATTAGGCAACGTAACATTGATAACGTTATCCCAATCATCCCTGCCAGTAATGTTGACCTTGTAAGTAATAGGACCACTAAGCCCAGTAGATACTTTGATACGGTGTAGGATCAGATCAGAAGTATTGTCAGCAATAGAACGCTGACCTTCAGTCTGAACTGGATACAGGGTGGGTAGCTCAACAGTCATGTCATAGACATAACCGATAACCAGATCCCTACCTCTGTAATCACCACTAAGTGTTACTTGGTTGCTAGATATATCACTATCTTCAAAGTAAAACACAGAACCTTCGGCTTCACTTGTTGCAGAAATGGTATCACCGATGTAAGTACCGATTGCCACCACAGCTAATTTTTTACCAGTGATGTGATCAAAAGGTAAGGTTACTGTAGTTTCATTATCTGTAGCCGAGTATTCTCTGTATGGATTGATGTTAAACATATCTAAACATACGTCCGTCTTCTCTCCACTAGGTAGAGTCAGGTAACCTGATTCACTAGCTTGTGTCAGGTCATACGATGTTAGATACACATTACTTCCAGAACTGGTCACAGCATAGAATGTAGTCTTATCAAAGAACTGCATACGCAGGTCTCCAGTAAGTTTCCATTTATACCATGTCTGTACTCTGTTATTACCTTGAATAAAAAACCTATGCTGGTAAACGGTATCACTACCAGATTTACCTAAAGAGATAATAGACATAGCTGGCGAAGATACCATTGTGTCAATATCACTCGGTACGTATTCTGGTATGTTTGTTGTGGCTTCATCAATCTGAGCAGCAGCTTCTTTTTGAACGTTAAGCATCAAAAATAACTTGCTATATAGATTAGATTTACTAATAAATGCTTGAGCTGTACCAACAGCTACGGCGTCAATAGATGAATCACATTCAAACGTACTAATAGTATTGATCTTAGCAGTTGTAGGGCTCATAACGTCAGCATCCGTAGACAGGATAAACTGTTCGTTAGGTCCGAAAACAAGCAGACCAACGCTAGTAGACAGCGTATAGTTCAACGTAACAGGACGTACGGAGGTAGCCTGTAAGTCAATCGGATCGTCAGGAGCTACTACCTGAGAGCTGTTAGCAAAAAAGTTGAAGTAATCACCAGCTCGGCTCATGATTACAGCTTCGTTAGCTAGCATACCCAACCGGTTACGGTAGAAGAACATATTCTTAATCTTCTTACCGATAAAACTGGGAATAGGGTTAGTGGTATCATCACCAACTAAACGGTCAGTCCAATCAACAGGTTCATATTTAAACACACCATTAGCTTGACGCACCAACTGGTGAGGCATGGTTGTCTCATCGATTACAAATTCAATGCCTGGTTTAATCGTCTCTTCCCAAATACCAGGACCACGATCAGCATCACCGTTAGCTACAAATTTAACATAAATATCATCTGCTTCTACTTCATCACTGTTCTGAACCTTAACTACGTATCCATCTTCACACTGGTTAGGAAGACGAGAACTGATGTTAATCTCATCTTGGAAAGCATAGATACCTTCTTGAGACGTAGATCCGCTAGTGTTAATAGTAAACGCATCATCAGCTTCGATATAAATACCGGGACCGACTTGAGTAGCAGTAAAACCACTCATACTATTAATAGAAGTTGTTAAAGCAGAAGCAATAGTATTACAATCTAACCGGGTTCCACCGTCCTCAGCTATTTGAGGAGTGTCATGGTTATTTGCAGTAGAGTTGACTGTAACCCTATACGTAGCATTATAAGCAGCGTTTTTAATAACTACAAATGCTTCATGCGGACTGTCAGCAGACAAGTCAGCTTTCATAGATGTTTCCTTGTTTTTATTTAAAACAAAGGTGTAGTCATTAATCGTTAGGATCTCAATGTCTTCAGGCTCGGCATCTGCTAAGTATGCGTCATTAGGGATGTTATCAGCACCGATCTCACAAGCAGTAACCTCAGCATCGTAAAGTTCTTTTGCATCATTTTCGGAATCTTCTGCATCGTCGAAGGCAGTTTGAGCTGACTCCATATCGTCGGAAGCAGTATCAAGCTGATCCTCATCATGGGTAGCATCAATATCTTTTTCCACTTCATACACACGATAACCATCACGCTTAAACCACGGATAGTCATCTGTACGTTCATTGCCTAATGCATAGCCCGTAGGCATTGAAGCATCTTTAGCAATAGACCCGGCGTTAGTACCCGCATCTTTAACAATACGTTGACCGTTATCGATACGCTCAAGTACACCCGACTTTAGAGT